CCCCAGAGAGGTTTTTATGCACATCAAGAAGTTTAGATTTTCATGTTTAGCAGATGAGTACAAGACCCCAGAGCTAGAGTCAATGTATGACTGGTATTGCAATGCATTGCTGGAACGCTATGTGTTGCTACCGAGTGGTGAAGTGACGCTGCAGACTAAAGGTAATCCATCAGGTCAGATATCAACAACAATGGACAACAATTTGTGTAATGTCTTTTTCCAGGCATTTGAGTTCGCTTATATCAACCCTGATTTGAGCATGCAAGAACTCTGTGATGCCTGGGAACGGTGTGATTCACTAATCTATGGTGATGATCGTTTAACCACTTTTCCCTCCATACCATCTGATTATGTGAATAGAGTGGTGGATATGTATAAGGATATCTATAAGGATATCTTTGGGATGTGGGTTAAGCCAGACAAAGTTGTTGTCCAGGATACCCCCATTGGGCTATCCTTCTGTGGCTTCACTGTTAATCAAGACTTCATGCCTGTCCCCACAGAGTGTGATAAGCTTATTGCCTCATTGGTGACACCCACCAAGAAGCTAGCAGACATCTACTCATTGTACTCTAAAGTTCTCTGCTATAATATCCTGGGCTACAATCTTGAGGATGAGCATGAGTTTAAAAATTATGCTCGCATTGCATTGGAAGTGCTCGCCAGGCACATCCGTAACATGGGCGGTGAGGAACCCGTCCACGTAACGGAGAAAATGCTTGATGTTCTTTGGAGGGGAGGACCAAAGAGAAGAGATGGCTCACGCCAACCAAGCAGCCAAGAGCGAGGCCAAGAAGGAGGTCAAGAAGGTAGTGAAGGAGCTTGTTAAAGATGTGGCCAAGGAAGCAAAAAAAGATGCCCAGCGGCGGAGTGCCCCGAACCGTCGCTGGAAGGGTCAACGGGGCAAGCAGACCAAACAGACTGTCCACAAGGAGGCCAACAAGAAACTCAGAAAGGAGGGATTAGAGGGTCCTCGGCCTCGTTTTTCTGTCCGTGTATCTGCTACTATCGGTAAGGTTGGCCCTAACAAAGAACAGGGCCCTGAATTGCAGATAGCGACATTTCTCCACCCAGGCCTCATGAAAGAGCCCAACGATGGGACTAACTTTGGGCCGTTGCAACCACCAGCAGCCCAGTGGGGTATGTGGAGGATAGCTAGCCTGTCAGTCCGCTTCACTCCACTGGTTGGGCCATCGCCGGTCACCGGTTCAGTGTACCGGGTCTCGCTTAATTTGACACAGTCACCAGGAAATTCTTCCTGGGGTGGCCTGGGGGCCCGCCGGCACATGGATATACCTGTTGGTCGGCAAGTCACCTGGAAGCTCACCAAGGGTGAACTCTATCGGCCCCGCCAAACCTGGTGGATGACAGACACAAACGAGGAGGGTGGACAATCCTGTGGTGCAATCATAGAGGTCCATGGCTTGGGAAAGACCACCTCCACCTATAAGGATGAGCCGTGGATAGGTGACCTCTTCATAGTCGAGGTTGATGGCAAATGGGAGTTCACCAACTACTCCGCCAAGCCAGCGCTTGGTATGCTAGACCGGAAGACAGAAGAGCTCACGGCCTCAGGTAAACAAGCTGGCCTTCAGGTAACTGATGGCGTCCTTGAAATGACACTGCCGAAGGACTCTGAGCTAGCGCGCTTTATGAGCGACGGGTTCGAGCGCAACGCTCCCCAAGCTGGCACGGTCGGTGAGACCATATGGCAGGTGGTGGATGAGGGGGCCGGTCTTGCAGCTGATTTAGCTCCCGTTCCCTTCACGTGGCTTATAAAGGGTGCCTGGTGGTTTGTCAAGAAGATCGCTGGCCGTGGCTCCAATGCCACTGAGACATACCAGGTCTACGCATCACTTGCTGATGCGCAGAATGGAAAGCCTGCTCAAGCCGAGCCATTTGTACATGCTACCCGGCCAACAACATTGACCATCACACAGGTGAATGCACCGAATGTCGGCCCAGCCGACACGAGGACAGCTTTCCATTCAGGGGTCTCGCCATACCCGCTGGTCCCGGTTGAGGCACCACCGCCTCCTGGTAGTACCGTGGTTCTTATGGCGCGTTTTGCACCCATTGCATATATCAAGTACCCAAACTCACAGTTGGAACAGAGTGTCGTCAAAGCCCATGTCAAGAAAAACTCCACTGAGTATTTCTTTTCACTAAAGCGGGGTCAAACCAAATCCTATGCGAGTGCCGCATACCTAGTGATGGATCCCTCCCTCATTAGCGTTGATGGCACCAGGATCACAGGCTGCTATGACCCCGGCTGGCTAGACCACACCGGAATCACCGCGCATTACAGAAACACTGACGCCTTCGGGCAGGTAGTCGCTTACGCGGTTGATGAGTGGGCCAACTCAGGACAGAAATTCACTGCAGCAGCGTGGCTTGTTCGCGTGACACGCACGCTCGAACAGCACACCTTCACTGACATGTGGCCCTGGGCACCGAACGCCTACATTGCTGGGCGTAGTTCTGTGACACCACCCATCCAGTACACACTGGATAAGGCCAATGTCCCTTTTGCTACTAAGCCTGACGGCGCAACTCACTTAAATGCATCCGTCAGTCAGCCACAAATACTTTCTGGGACCCTGCTGCTGCTTTACTCAATTGGACAGAACACAAAGTCTAGGATAGCGGGCTTCACTGATGGTGAGCCCCTTGTCAACTCCACAAATGATGCTGTCCTAGCAGTTGATAAAGAGTTTAACTCTGGGCTATGGGCCATGTGCCTATCACCAATTGGGCCCAAGTCAGACTATGGCTCCATGAAATTTGTTTTACCAACAAGGTCTGACGATAAACTAGAGGAGCTGCTGGACTTGATCCAGCTGAGGTTCAACCTCAAACCCACCGTTGAGTCGGAATCAGACGAAACGGATGAAGACTCTCAAGATGAGAGTGAAGTGGAAGACTGCACAGATGCGCCGACACCTCCTGAGCCTACCCCAAGGCTGAAACTTGCCAAGGAGATGATGTACGAAGCGCTCCGTGATGCCGACTGGACTCACGTTGATGCAGACGCCCTGCTTGCGGCGATTTCCACAAAGAACTGAACACTTCCCGAGGCCACGCCGAGTAGGACCGAGGGTACAGGGAGTGAGTAGGTTCAAATGATTCTTAGTGATAAGCTAATCATCATTTAAAATTAATTAATCAATTGGCAAAAA